TGATACCAACCACCACGGCGGTTCCATACGCTATATCCCATGATGTTGGAGATGCCGTCAATATCGTCCCGTGTGTACACCTTGCCTTGGTCAGCGAGGTCCAGCATCACCTTGCAGAACTCACGGCTGGTTTTTTTATCCTTGTTGCTAAACCCTGCGGCCCATGAGTATTTGTAGCGGACCTCCAGCACGGGTTCGGCCACTTCCTTGATGTTTTTGGGCAAGCCCTGCTCTGCGATTTGGTCCACGGCCCTTGCAATAGGGTAACGGTCTTTTGTAATCAAGTAGGCCACCCGCTTGGCGACCTTCGCCTTGCTGACCCCGAACTCCTTGGCCATTTCTTCCACGGAAGCATCCCGATTCTTCTTGCGGTACTTTTCAATCTTCTCGTCAAGTTCCTTTTCTTCCTCCCCAAGTTCTGCAAACGCTTGACGCACTTGGTCGTCTAAGTCGGTGTCAAACCGCATGGGCTTGGAGTGCATGACCACATAGTCGTCGGAACTGCTCCCAAACTTGCTTGCGACCACCTCCAAGACCTTGAACTCTTCTTCCCCCCATCCGTAGTCCTCGGTGTCTTCTTCGCCCCACATAGGCTCGCTGAAGGCTTGCTCCTGCACGCCAAGGAGCGTGTTCACTTCTTCGGGGGTTAGGCCGAATCCAGCGGATAGCATCGTGCGGGCCATCTCCAAGGTAATCTTTTCCTGCGCATAGTGACGGACGATTCGCATAAGGTTTTGGTACTCACGGCCCGACAACTTCTTGATGTTGTCGTTGCCCATCATGGCGGGGGTTTGCGGTTGCTCGTCGGGTTGGGCGTTCGGTCCGACGACATCCGAAGGCGTGCCAGCGGGGGTCATCAGTCCTTGACCTTCTGCCTTCGCAGGAAGCGATACAAGCGCACGGATTTCATTGGGCGACATTGATTCCAGCACCTTGTTTGCAACGAGCGGAGAGAGGCTATTAATGGCCGTGATGACATCCTGCACGCTGCTTTCGGTCTTAATCTCAATAGCAGGCAATCCCGCTTTCTCCCGTAGTTCGGTGGGTGTCATTGCTTGAATCATCGCAGTTTCGCTTAACTGCTCGGTAATCGGTTCCACAGGAATAAGTTCCATCCCTTCCACGCCATTGAACGAACCCAAATAGTTAATCATCCGCTCCACCTTCCTCACTCGGTCGTTCACATAAGTCGCTTTGAATAGTTCGTACGCCTCAACCAGTTCCTGCCGCCCTCCCAGTTGGCCTTCGGTCTTGACACCAAAGAGCATGGGGTTTACGACACGGTGCGAAATAAAGATTTCCGACTGGATAGCCTTGTTGAGAATCTCAAACTGCTTGTCCATGTCGGACGGGGTGAGCGGTTCCAAGGTCGGGGCTTTTGACACATCGTCATTGAAGGTCACCACGAAGCGACCAGCGTTGTCGGTCCCGCTGAACTTGCGCTTGATTTGCCGCTCAATGTCGCCCTGTTCTTCGGGTGTAGGAATCCCGTTGTTGAAGTTTATCAAGTACCCACCCCAAAAGTTATTCCGCAGGTTGTTGTTGTGGAAGTTCGCAACCTGCACATCGGCTTCTATCCACGCCAATCCCCCCATGTATTCGGGGAGGGGATAGGACTTCACGCCAGCGGCATAGACCCTGTAATAGAACAACTGCTTACCAATGCGGTTGTCAGCATCAAAGGCGGGGATTTTCTCTACATCCCCGATTTTGGGGTAAAGTTGGACCATCGCATCGTCGTACCAGTCAGCGACTTGGAACATCCGCTCGTCTTTGTCCACTCGGATTTTTTCAAAGGGAATATGCTCCATTTTCGCAATCGTCCCCATCTTGTTCCAAGTAACCGCAACGGCAAACCCGTTGAATAGTTCCAAGTCAAGGACGAGTTTTTCGGTGATGTCGTTGAGGTCGTCGTGTTCGGACAAACCATCAAAGAACTTGGCGTAGCGGGCCTGCTGCTCAACCGTCATCTTTTCCCCTGGCTGCCAGCCTCCGCCGACGATGTAATTGACCTTCCCGTTGACGATAGCGTTGTGCTTTGAACTGCGGCGGTAGTTGTCAAGGAGGTAATACGGGTACTCGTTGAACGCCCCGTAGGTGATGTACTTGCCCGCTTTGTTTTCAAGCATCACGGGGACTTTGTGTTCAATCCCAAGCCATTGGGTGAACGATTGCTTTATGCTGCTCATAGCGTATGGACGGTGAAGTTGAGAGCCGAAATTGTGATGTTTGCGCCACTATTTACGGCGTTGACTAAGATGGTGAACTCATCATTGACTGCGCCTTGCAGGACGGCTTCAATCGTAACCGAGTGACCGTCATTGTGAGCCGTCGTAATATCAGTCATTGACTGGTTTATGGCGTTGCCGTTCTTTGCAATGTAAATCTTGATTTGGTTGCCGTTGCCCTGCGAGAATACCATGCTTGCCGATACCCGAAGCGACGCATTCGTCGTTCCTGTGTAGGTGATAGAACTTGTTGTCCTTGTGAAGTTGTAGGTAGTCAGCAACCCCGACTTCATCGCAGAGGTCAATTTTACCGCACTCCCTTGGGTCGGGGTGAATGCGGTGTCCGTGTCAAGGTACAGGTTGGCCACACCCCGCTCTCGGTCCAAGGTAGCGGTGTCTGCGAGGTCGTCAAAGAGTCCGCCAACACGGGCGGCGGTATTGGCTGCGGCGGTTGTTTCGTTGGTAATGGTCAGGGCCGAAGCCTGCAACTGACTGCGAGTTTGTACGCTCATTGGAATGTTTGGTCAAAGGTTGAATCAAAGACGCTCACGGCACTTGCGCCGTAAACATTGTATTGGATGGTATTGGCGAAAGTGTTAAAGGTGAGCGAGATTACCTGGACATAAGCCAAGCCCGTTTCAACCACCGCAACGGCTGCTGCAACCGTGCTACTGGTATCGTAAACTTCATAACGATACGAGCCTGTTTCAACCGCCCCCAGGGTAATCTGAAATTTATCATAGCGTTCGGTGTAGGAAGAAAGGTTGGCCGTCTTGAGGATTGTGAAGTCGGTGGTCAGGTTCTTGGCGATGTTCGTGAGCCGCAGGATGTAACGGTCCCCCGAAGAGGCCCGTTGCGTCCAAGTGACGACGATGGTGTTGGTGGTGTTGGGAGAAAGATAAATCATCCTATCCCTAAATGTAGGATGCGCCCGAATTTCACAATTTGCGCCCGATGCTTCGGTAGAGTTCGGCCCTTCGCTCGGCGGTCTTAGTGATGTCAAAGCGTTCCCTCACATCCTTGGACAACTGCACGGCAAGGGCTTTGGCGTAGTCGGGTTCGTTCACGAACTTCCTCACCGCCTTGTACCAAGCGTCTTTCTTGCCGTAGGGGATGAGCAACCCGTTGTGGCCGTGGACGATTATGTCCGTGTAGGGGATGGTTTCCGAGGCGATTATAGCCTTGCCCATCCATCCCGCTTCAACGACTTTCAATTCCGATTTAAGGCGGTTGAACTTGGTATCTCGGAGGGGTGCAATGGTGGCGTTGATGAAGTTGTACCCACCGACATAGGAGTAGATGTCAGCGGCTTGGATGCGTCCGTAATTCTTGTTCAGCCCCTTGCATGATAGCATCTTTTCGTAATCGGCGTAAACAGGGTTCTCGTTCCACCCGCCAAGGTAAATCTTATACCTCCCATCCAGCGACTTGTCGTGGGCAAGCAATCCAAACGAATGCTCCACCAAGGCGATGTCCTCTTGGTGCTGCGCCCCGCCGAACCAGCCAATCTTGAACAGGTGCGGTTCGGGTTCTGCATTCGTGTCGGGCAAGTACTGCTGGTAGGCTTCGTAGGGTTCGTTGGGCAGGATGGTGACGGCCTTGTTGAGCAGGCGTATCTTCTGCGCCAAATGTTCGGTGGTCGTGGTCACATGGTCGGCCAAGCGGATATGCTCCCGAATCTGCTCGTCAAGTTTGGTGTCCAAATAGTGCCGATACATGATATGCCCGCTCTCCAGCACCCAATAGTCGTCAAGGTCCAAAATGACCTTCGCCCCAAAGGCCGTTAGAGCCTCGTAAACCTTGCGAATTTGCTCCAAGGTACCTTGACACCACAAGCGGTTAAAAAGCCACACATCAACGGTCTTTAGGTCTTCGTCTTTGACATTGGCAATGTTGTCCACGCAGACATAGTCAAACTCCGTGTAGTTGTCGCCGAGGTATGCGTTCGGCATCTCCAGTCGGTAAAAAGAACACCCCGTCGGGTGGGCGTTGTAAACGATGCAAATTCTCATGCCCAAAGGTACAAAAAAAAGGGCCACCCCTTGCGAGATGGCCCCTGACCACTAAACCATGCGGGCGTATGAGAACCCGCAGGTCAAAGATACTTTACGAACCGCTGATTTGGGTCGTGGAAGCCGAGAAAGTTGCGGCTGCGATGTTCAGCATTGGGTCAGGTTCCATGCCCGTGAGCGTCATCTCGTAGCCTGAACGGTCACCGAATGCAGTACCAGTCCCAGCAGTTCCAGCAGATGCTTCCAAGCCATTCGCAGCACCAAGCAACCAATAGCGTCCGTTGTTGTCAAGGACGATGACCAAGAGGCGATTCCGAGCCAACAAGCGCAACTCATTACGGACGGATGTCTGCAACTTGTTGATGGTGAATGTCACTTCGGGCGTGTAGAACAAAGTACCGTTTTCGGTGCTTGCGTTCAGCGTTTCCGTCATGCTGGAGGTAGCCTTAGTCAAGTCGTATTCAAACCAAGACCCCGATACCGAGGTAGGCGTGAATCCAGTTACCAAGCCGCTGCCGTTCGTATTCACGGAGCCTGTAGCGTTCAAGGTTTGGACAAAAATAGTTTTGATACCGCCGACGGCGTCACGGCATCCGAGGGCGTAGCCCGTAGTTAGGGAGCAAGACATAGTGTATATTTTATTTTAGGGATGGAACAAAATAACGGGGGGAAGTTTCCCTCCCCCCTTACACTTAGGCCAAGCGGAAGTCAACCATCAAATCGGGATAGGCGAACTGCACACCTGCTTTGAAGGCGGCTTGGAAGCGTACTTCATCGTTGTCCTTGGAGTACCACAACTCAAAGTTTTCCTCGTCGGAGAGCAAGTCGGTTCCGTAGAAAAGGTTACCAAGGTAAGTTGCGACGATGCGGTTGGTAGAGGTCAAACCTGGGACGGCAACGATGCGGACATTGGTACCAGGGTAGATGATGTCACCATCGGCCAAACCTTGCAAGTCCACTTGGTTGTACATGACACCTGTCTGCGACTTCAACGCTCCAATCAAGGTGCGGAAGTTGTTCCATCCGCAGAAGATTACGAGGTCAGTTTTAGTCAAGATAGCCTGCGGGATATCGTTGTAAACCTTGTCAAAGATGGTGATGACATTGGAAGTCGTGATACCAACGGAAGCCGATACTGGGTTCCAAGTTGTAGAGGAAGCGTTGGCGAGAACCGTGGAACCCGACGCAGCGTTCAGCAGTTGGTTGACACCGCTGAAGTAGGAGTTACCCTGCCAAATGGCGGTTTCCAAGGCTTCGGCGATGCGGAGAGCCTTCTGCTCGGAGAACGCCTGCTCAAATGGTACGCCGTCGTATTGGCTACCAGCAGTCAACTGGGACTGCATCCAGTACTGCTCAAGTGAGCGAGGGCAAAGAGCCTCTTGGATTTTCATCACGCCGACGGTGATGTTACGCTGACTGAAAGTCGTGTTGCCTGTTGCAGACCAACCGCACACGGTTCCTGACCCGATGTTTGCATCGGTGTCCATGAGGTTCAACGCAGCAGCCGACTTGATACCAACTTGCTTGGTAAAGAGGGCAGCAGAGCGAGCGGCGAAGACCGCTTTGGTGATGAGGGGCAGCCTTTGTTGGTCGGTGTAGGCTGAAAGGTTTCCGAAAGAAAATGCCATGATTTTGTTTTTAGGGGGTTAAGGTTATTTGGAGTTTTTAAGAGTTTGGATTGATTGTGCGATGGCCGCAAAGTTTTGAGCGGCTGATGCCTTCCGTTGCTCCACGATTGCGGATGCGGTTGGCTTGGGGGCTTCCGATGGGAGTTCTGCGACCTTTTCTACGATGTCGGTCATGGTTTCCATTTGGCTGGCAAAGGCGGCCATCTTGTCCTTCATTTTGCCCATCTCGGTGTAGGCGGCCTTCAGTTCCTCCATGATGCTGACGAGGTGCTTCTTGACGATTTCTTCCACCATGGCGGGATCCACCATTGGATAACCTTCGGCGATTTCACTCACCACTTCACCCGCAACTTCGGGGGTTATCTCTGCGGCAACGGCGACTTCTTCGGCAGGTGCTGGGGCTTCGGCCACGACGACTTCGGTGATTTTGCCACCTTCGGTTTTGATGACACCAACGCCTTCCACTTGATGCTCGCCATCAGGAGCGGGCAGGGTTTCGTCCTCGGTGATGACATACACGGCGGTTCCTGCAACGAGGTCGCCGTCCACACGGACAACAGTACCATCTACCAACTTGTAGTCGGCAAAGGCTTGCTTTTGGGTTGTGAACTTGCGGAGTTCAGTCCGCAAAGTATCAATGGCTGATTTTAGGTTCATGTTATTGGGATTTGTATTGAGGTTGGATATGTTGCAAAAAGTTAGTCAAATCGTCTGCGAGGCCCGCAAGTGCGACCTCCAGTTCAGTCCCCGTGTTCTTCATGCCGAACAAGCCCTCCACGGAGAAACCTTTGAAGGCATGGCGGTTCTCCCACACCTCGTTGTTCTCCACTTTGAAGGACCCGAACCAAGACCCGTCGGGGGTGTCCTCGTAGCCTTTGGGCGCAAGGATGCCCCGCTCGGTGTCGGTGATGTAGGACTCAAACATGAACACGCCATCGAGTTCAGCGTTGTGGTAGGCGTTCACATTGTGCTGGTTCCCTTGCTTGAAATATTTTTGGACAATCTTGCGGATGGTGGCTTTGTCGAATACGACATAGTACTCCCCGTAGGTGTCGTCCTTCCGGTAGATGGGCGTATCGGCCAGCATGAGCGGCCCGGTCAGCACACGGCGTTCTCCCGTTTCAGCGAAGCGTTGCGGGGTCTTGGCGAAGGCTTGGAAGGGTTTCTCAATGGCGGGCATATCAACGAGGGCCACGAATTGCACGCCTTCGTCCACTTCGTCCACGGTCATTCGGTACACGGGAAGTTCCATGTGGGGATATGTAACGGTTAGCCTAATGTTGCAAATTCGGACAAGCGTCGCACCCTGCTGGTCGTCTGCTGAATGTCCCGCTCAACCACATAGGCCCGCATGGGTTGCATCCCTTGGCCTTGGCCGTTCCCAAAGGAGGATAGGTCGGTCGTGTTGGGGTTGGCGAAGATGGGGGGAGCAGCAGCCCCACCCGCACCCGAAGGCATCGGTCCAGCAGGTGAAGGCGCACCGCCTCCTTCGCCACCACTTGTGATGGCCTTGCCCGCTTGAATGCCTGCCGCCGTAATGGCTGCAATCCGCAAGCCTGCACGAATCTTGGCCATAGTGTTGAACGCTTTGAGTTGTGCGATACCCGCCGCTCCCGCCGTCACGACATTCGCAGGGTTGGCCGCAGCCATGACCGCATTGGCCGCCATTTCTTTGTTTAGGTTTACGATGACATTAGCAATCGCCGCACCTTTCTCAATTGCCAAGGCTGCAATGGCCAAGCCTTTGTTTTCCCCTGCAAATGCGGAGAGCGTCTGCCCGATGGCTGCAACGGAATCAAAGACGACCTGCTCCTTGTAATCGGCAACGGCTTTCTCAATGGCCTTGCGTTCTTCGGCATTCTTGCGGTCGTGTTCAAGGATGGCATCGCTTTCGGCAAAGTAGGCTTCTGCAAATGCGTTGAAGTCAGCGGTCTGCTGCTCTAACAATGCTTTCTCGTAGGCCACCGAATCGGCCTCCGCTTGAAGTTCAGCAGCGGCAAGGATGGCGATGCGTTCATTCTCTGCGATCCGATCTGCAATGGCTTTGTCACTGGCGGCTTTGCGATCGGCATTGGCTTTGTCCCTTCTTGACTTTTCTGCTGCTGATAGAGTGCTTGCCGCTTGGTTAATTATATTGGATTCTTCCTTGATTTTGATGTCAAGCAACTCAATCTCTTGGCGCAAAGCCGTTTGGTACTTATCATTTTTGACCCCAAAGCGAGCGACATCTTCCTGCAACTTGCGGTCAAGTTCAGCCTTTTCTGCTTCAAGTGCCTTCCTGCGGATTTTGGCAAGGTCTGCCTCGGTTGCTCCGTTGGCTTTGAGTTTCCGTTCATAGTACTCAAGCGTTCCAGCGGTATCTTCCAAGGAGCGTTTCAAGTTCTTTTGGTCATTAGCCGCTTCTTTGGTGTTGCTTGAAAACAAGCCCATCGCATCCGCAGCAAGACCAATTAGAACCACAATCGCACCGATACCCGTTGCCGCAAGTGCAATCCTGAATGCTCGCATTGCACCCGTTGCAGTACCAACAACGGCCGCATACAGTTTGGTCGCTGCCGTATTGATTCCCATCATTACCGCCGATTCCTTCTGCAATAGGTTGGCCACCTGTTGCACCCCGTTGGCTAAAGCAATCGCCCCCTGCACCTTGAGCATTGCTTTCTGCAAGTCCTCATTTTCATCGCCGAACAATGCCGCCGCTCCTTGAGCGATTTGGAAGCCTGCTGCTATGCCCTGCACCGCACCAACAAAAGCGTCAATCCTTTTGGTGTCGGATGCGAGGTTTTTAATGCGTTGATTTACATCGCCGATTTCATCCTTCAGTTCCCCTGCCGCTTGTTCTAATCGCCTGAATGCGTCGGTCCCCTGCTGGCCTGCTTCGGCCATTGCAATCAATTCTTTCTGCATCTCACGCAGACGCTGCTTTGCGCTTTGCGTTCCTGCGCTTGTGCTATCCTTGAGGCTTACCTCAAGTGCAATCTCTTTAGTTACATCTGCCATGGTTATCCTTCGGAGGGTAGTTCGGGGTTTACGGGTGCTTCATACCCTGGGTCCACAGGGTCGGGGTCAATCGGGCCATTAAACAAGGCCGACGGGTCGTTTGCAGGCGGGGTCGTCGTGGTTGCGGCAAAGTCGGTGAGGTTCAGAATGCGTCGGAGCGTGACACGGCAGGGCTTCATCTGCCCGACCAAATAGTCACGAATTTCCAGCAACCGCCAACGAATGCCGCCGTAATAGATGGGCTTGCGGAAGTCCAGTTGGTAGATGTCCACCGAGGATAGCATCATCGTGAGTTCCAACTGCAATGCTTCTTGGGACACCGTTTCGTTGATGTAGTTCAGCCAATAGGTGTTGTAGAGGTTGTTGTTCGTGTAGGCGTATGGCGACCCGCTTGCGTTCACGGCGTTGTAATACACCAACCTTGGTTGACCAAAGGCGAGGTCCACATTCGGGGCGTACGGATTGTCAATGTGGGACACGAAGGGCATCCGCAAGATTCCCACGGACAGTGCCGTGTTCCCGCTGACCCCGTATTGATAGGCCCACTCGGTCTGCCCCTCAATCAAGTTGTACTGCGCCAATCGGTAGCCCGTCTGCAGGGCTTTGACCGTTCCACTTGCGAGCGTTCCGTCAATGTCCCAAGTCCTGCCCACGATTTTGTCCGTGCTGAACGAGGCGGGTATCAAGGTCCCGCATAGTGTTTCTACCACCTTATCCCCCTTGCCGTAAAAGTTGGAAGTGTTAAAGATTCGCCCGCCGTAGCCTTCCCTTGCAAGAGGGTAGGACTGCTTGTAGGTTTTGGATAAATAGTCACCCATGTCCTTGTACTTGAACATGACATTGGTATAAGCGTTGGGGTCGCCGTTGGTGATGTTCTGCTCTGCGTTCTCATCCGCTTTTTGCGTCCAGTCCAAGGAACCCGATGAGTAGAAGTCCTTCCAAGGTTCAATGTACAGGAGTTTGGGGTCCTGCGGGTCGGGCATGAATTGCAGGTTGAACATCTTTTGCAGGTCTTGCAG